GATGGATTTCCTTGAAACTTCATATAAACTTTATCTAAAACAAAAATTGGAGCAAAACAACAACCTGTACATAACATATGTCTTTGATTACTATATTCATCTTTATAAAAACTATTAACAAGGTTAGCATATAACTTAAAAAATTCTGGTCTTATTGTTCCATCAAAGGCCTTAAAATCTCCGTCTGTGACCTTATCAAAATCGTTGAGCGTTACAAATAATCTATCCCATTGCGTGCTATATATATTAACACCTACAGTGGTTCCTATCTCAAAGGCGTAGCGAGTTTCTTTGTCTATAAAATCGTCAAAATACTTTCTCAGCAAAACTGTGTATTCTACTGGAAAATTCATAAAGGTTCTAGTTTTCCCTATTTTAACTTTTTTCAAAGATACTCTCTCATCCTTCAAGGTAGTCACCAAAGTATATGGAAACATGGTTCTCTTACTCAACAAGTTCTCATTTCTATTTATCACATTTTGAAGTTCTGGTTTTATTATTATGTTACCATCTTTATCTTTATCAAACAAATGTTTCTTTGTCTTCCCTTGAGTGTTCCAGGGGTATCCTGCTGATGTTGACAAATCAAGCTTTTCTAAGTTGGGTGTGTATGTTGAATTAACGGCATCATTGTGGTCGTAAACTTTGAGTTTATATTGTTTTATAGGTCTATACATATCGGAAACTATATTAAAAGCTTTATTCATTAAATCTATTGGATATGGTACAACTATAGTCCCATACTTGGACACTGATTTTAAAATTGGAGAGCATATTTCGTCCATTCGAGTATCTGTTGGGCTCAAAACTGCTGGTTCTGAAGTATGGGGTTGTAAAACTTCATATAAGGGACTTTTTACTATTTGAGTAGTTCCTTTTTGGAATGGTGGTGTTTTTGCCTTTCCCAAGAAGTAAAAGTTTCCTTCTAAATCAGCTTCTGCGTCAAAATATTCTTCATCATCGAATTCAGCACTTGTGCAAAAACCTTGTGTTTCTTTGTGAATGAAGAATTGGTCTGCTTCATCCAACAATTTGCTTGTTAGGACCTCGGAATTTCCTGAAAAAGCATCCCCAGCAACGTGTAATCCTGCGATCTTCATTCCTTGTTTGGTGTTAATCAACATTGGTGAGCCACAGTCTCCTTTTATTAATC